ATGAGCTGGAAAGTTGAATATCTCCCGGAAGCAGAAAAGGACCTCAAAGGGCTGGATGGAAGCCAACGCAATCTTGTGCTAAAAGCAATCAAGAAGGTTCAGCAGAACCCTCTTCCAGTCGATGAAAATGGCTACGGAAAGCCTCTCGGCAATCATAGCAGCACCAGTCTTGCAGGTTTAATGAAAATAAAACTTCGCTCCGCTGGTCTGCGCATTGTTTACCAGCTTCGTCGAACTGAAACATCCATGATGATAATTGTCATCGGAGTTCGTGCTGATGAAGAAGTTTATGAACTTGCTCAGAAGAGAGTCCGCAAACACGATATACTTGGTTGACTATCTCCACCCAATCAGCTATAATTTAATAGTGATCAGGTTTCAGTAACCTTGCGAGGTCTGAGACCGGGAAGATGACCTCCGGGCCACCTTCTTTCTCCCCCAGCTGTGCACGGCTGGGGGATTTTTCTTTATCCTCACAAACTTTCGTGCTAATTTCGTAATCAATATGAGCACGAAAGTTTAGTTAGAAAAGTATCCCGATGAGATATAATACTTATAATAAAACACAGATTGGAAGTGCAAATGCAGTGAATTACTATTTCTGCGATGTCTGCCATTACTGCTTTAAGGCAGAGTCGCTGCCAGACCAATGCCCTGACTGTGGCAAGGTCAAATTTCAGGAGAGAGCCCCTGTCCGAGCGGCCACGGAGAAAGAAATCCAAGACCTGCTCCGGGCAAGAGCTGAAGATGAAGAATAAAACAGAGCCGTGCGTTCTAGCTCCAATGTAGGAGAAGAACACACGGCTCCTTAGTTTCAAAGATATGCGGTCACAAACACTTTTCTATTCCCCACTATACCCATATCTATCAAGAAAACAACCTGTTTACATCCACATAAATATTATGAAGTTCATCTAAAATATCTTTATACTGGAGAACCTCCTGCACAAGTTCATTGTCGCTTTCGCTCTCATCTTTATTCTCTCGAATCCTAGCTATATCCTGCGGTATCACTTCAAGTCGTTCTTTTGCCCTATCATATGCCGGATACATTTTTTTGATTTCTTCATAAGTTCTTTTGCTTAGCAATTCACGAATCCTCTTTTGGCAAACATACGAAAAGAAATCCGCCGTATCAAAAAAAGCTCGATAAGTGTGCTGAACGGCTTTTCTCATATTTGACTCACAATACTGGTCAACATCTTTCACAGGTCGAGTCAAATATTTATGACCATATACTCGTGCAATATGATCAAAGGCATCTCGTTCTTCCTTTAATGGCTGAATAAATGTGTCAAATCCATCGGACAACTCTTCTCCCAACAAAAGGTAGTGCTTTGCAAGAAAATAAATCTGACAGATATTATCCCAATACGTCGAATACTTTGAATTGCTCATCTATATTACTCCTATGGTAGTGCAATGCTATATACTTCCCTTTTTGCTTCTTCAAATGACTTCGAATCATGCACCGTACCGTTCGCCTGTCTAATAGATCCTCTACTATCCGCTAAAACTCTATTGTTCGCCCTTTCGTAAAAAGCCTGAGCATTTTCGAATTTCAGATTATCTGTATCATAATTAACCAATTCGCTATCAAACTCAAACTCCGTTTGTTCTCGGGTTCTTCGACCAATAACGAACATCTGTAACATTGGCACAAAACTCAAGAAAAAAACTGTGATTGTCATCATCAAAATCAAAGTCAAAATCTCCATGTTTTATACCTCATCTTTTAGAGAATCAATCTGAAGTGGCGTGGATATAACCAGCGCTGCGAGCATGAGTATGACACTTAGCACTACCACCCATGTAATATATTCGGAAGTGAAATACTTAAACACTGCCCACGTTATTTCCAAGAAAACAAATAATGCTATTCCAATAGCAATTAATGCTCCTGTTATCTTCGCCATCTTCTTGTGCTGCCCCGCAAAATAGTTCACAGCACAATTCACAATAGCAAACAATAGCACTGTTGAAAATATCCACAGCATATCCTGCTTTGTAATACAGTCAAATATCAATTGCCATAAATCAATTTTTTCATCTTTTGAATTTAAAAGCCATGTTAAGACATGTACATAAATTGGTATAAACGAAGCAAGGATAGATCCCACCCAGATAATCAGTGCAACCCAATTTAATTTAGGTTTTTCTCTAACCGTTTTCTTTTTCTCTTTGACAGAGCCTCTATAATTATCCATATCTTTACATCTTCATCTAAAATCACAAAACCTCTCCAATAAAGGAGAGGCTTGAACATTGCACATCTCCTAGGTAGGATTTACGATTCACAACCCACTGTCTTCGGATAGGCGCTTATTTGTTATAGCATTTTTACGTTTTCACGTCAATAGCTTTCTTACATTACATTGATTTCTGAATTGTAGGATTACAATAGATGTGTTACAAAGTCAAATAAAGAGAAAGACGAATGAGTCGACCCTGTGGTATAGTTAAGCTGCTAGACCAAACTCACACAGAAAGGACAACACATTCGTCATGAATACTGTAACACAGACTATGCGGTTTCGTCAATCACTTTTGAACTACGCTGAGAAGCACGGCGTAACCAAAGCCGCCATCAAGTACAATGTGAATCGTCAGTACATCTATCGCTGGAAGCGCAGATATAACGGCGACATTCAGTCTCTCGCCAATAGATCACATCGACCACACCATCATCCGAACCAGCATATGAGCTTAAATGAAAGCCACGGTGGAAGGTGCATAGCAACACACAGTGCCACTACATTTTTCTCTGAATAGTGTTTGACCTTTCCGGTTCTGTAGCGGCCAATCGTTGACTCAGACACTTTTGATTCATAAGCCAGTGCCTCTTTCGTGAATCCGGAAAGTTTCATTACATAGCAAAGAGCCTTGGGGAAGCTGTTCGGCATATCATTTAGCACCTCAGCTTCCTTCTTTGCCCTTTCAATTTCAGGTAATGTTCCCTCTGGATCTATAATATGATAGTAGTTTCCGATTGCATCGAAGTGTTCTTTAGCACGGGAGAGCATTCAAATCCCTCCCACGTCCGAAACTACTCAAGGTAGCCTCAAACGTGGGCGGAACAGGCAGTGCGATGCTCATTGGGTCAAGTGACGTGCTCGCCAATGTTCGACTGCTGTTTTTTATCCTGAAAAGCCAAAGTGCGCGCAACTTCGCTGGAATTCTATTACTTTTCATCTTCTTTAGGAGTTTGATGTACTTCCGCATCCGCTCCAACTCCGCAATTCTTTCATAAAGCCACTGGGAATGCGGATAGTCTTCAAGCGAGTTATCACCCGAATCCAACAATTGCTGAATTTCCTTGGTGATTCGGGTATTCATCCGATTCAATGTTGCTTTTGAAGCCTTTGTGATAGCCTCAATAAGCTTGTCCAGATTGAGCTCGAATTTCTCGCTATGACAAATGATGTGCATTTGTACACTCACCTACCCTTTACAAGTAGTACGGTAAACCGTCATCTCTATTATATCACATTCGGTCTTAAATCCATATAAGATTTCCAATAATAGTAAGAGCCGTGTGTTCAAACTCCAACGTAAGGGTAAGAACACACGGCATATTCCTTTATTTCAGCTTTTCGAGAATCTCATCTGCCGTCATACCGGATGCCAGCAGCTTCTTCAGAACCGCCTCAGCCTCAACCTTCTTCGCTGCTTCGGCGGCCTTCGCCTCAGCGGTTGCCTTCTTGGCCTCCAGCTTTGCGATTTCTTTTTCGGTCTGCTTGATTTCCGCCTTCTGCGGCTTTAGGCTTTCACGCAGAGACTTGATGTCGGTCTTCAGCTCTTCAATATGGGCGACAGTCTTGGAAAGACCTTCTTCGAGCATTGCCTTGTCTTTCTGTAACTTTGCGATCTGAGCATCGAAGTCGGTAGATACGGTAACACGGTTCTTGCTGCCTTTGGTTCTGGGCATAGGATAATACTTCCCGAAAGAATATGTAAGATTTAAGGTTAGTATAGCATTTCAGACAAGCAATATCAACATGATTATCTCAAATCAATGGTATCAAGCAAACTGTCAATGGGCAAAAGTAAATATTTTCCACCATAACTAAAATCATAGAAAACAGGAACATTAGACAGTTCGTCCAACACGACAAATCTATATTCATCCTGATTTGCAAACTCTTTATCCTTACACAGAAGAATTCTATATCTATCCTCATATGTTACAGACAGTGTGATTGCGCCACTGGATAAATGAGCGTCTTCATCACCCGTTGACAGACACGACATCATATTCAGATCATTCGTTTCATAGTCATAGTCGGACACAGCTTCCAGCAGATCCCGGATGCCAAACGGTGTCAGGATCTTGCCGTCTTTCATTTCAATGGCGTGCGGCATCTGGTCACCTCAATCCTTAAAGTAGTAGTCGCCCTTGTACCCGGCGGCTGCCAGTGGAAGACCGTCGCACCAGTCAGGGTTATCCGCCATGAGCTGGCAGATCTCCTCCACCGTGTACTTGCCCCTGGGTGCTTCGATGATGACCTCGTCATGGACGTGCGCCACGATGTTCAAGCCCTCATCCTCGATCCGAGCCATGGCTTCACAGCCAGAATGTCCCGGGCAATCGCCTGTGTGGCGTTCTCCACCAGCCGACCAGAGTAGGTCTCCTGCCGTGCCCACTTGTGATTCTGACCCACACTTTCGTAGGTCAGGCTCATACGTCCGAAGCGGTTCGGCTGCTGTTTAGGCACGAGGTATGCCAGCTTTCGACCGGAAGGCAGCACCATCCAGAGGGTTCCTGAAGAAAAGGCAAAGCTGATCCTGCCGATATCCTGCCGTTCCCCGGTCTTGAAGGCTTGCATTGCAGCTTTCTCCACGTCCCACCAGTACTGCACGATCTTGGGGTTGGCTTCACGCCATGAGTCGATGATCTCCGGAAGTTCTTCTTCCTTCAGTCCCATCTGCAAGGCGCCCATGCTGATGAGCGCACCGGAAGAACCGCCGTAGCCACAGGCCAGTGTCGCGATTTTCCCTTTCTGGCGCAGGTCACCGTTGATGCCATGCTTGACCACCGGGACATGGAACATCTGGGAGGCTGTGGCGCAGTAGAGGTCCTCGCCGTTTTTGAAAGCGTCCAGCACCCACTGTTCTCCTGCTTTCCAAGCAAGCACCCGGGCTTCAATGGCGGAGAAGTCTGCCACGATGAACTCGCATCCATCCTTCGGGATGAGCATGGTGCGGATGAGCTGGGAAAGGACATCCGGTGTATTGCCGTAGATGCTCTCTACCATGTCAAAGCAGCCCATCTTCACGAGTGTTCTTGCCTCATCCAGCGTGGAGATGTGATTCTGCGGCAGATTCTGCAACTGGATGTTCCGGCCGGAGTAGCGTCCGGTGCGGCTTGCGCCGTAGAACTGGAACAGTCCTCTGGCTCTGCCGTCCGGACAGACACAGCGTTCCGCGGCCTGGTATTTCTTGACGGAGCTCTTTGCCATCTGAAGCCGGAGCTTCAGCATATCCATTGCCTCGGCATCCACACCGTTCTTGTCCAGCTCGCCGATCATCTCAGTGACATTCTTCTTGCCCAGCGTGTCCATCGAGATGCCGCGCTCATCCAGCCAGGTCTTGAGCTGAGACACGGAATTCGGGTTTTCCAGCCCGGTCAACTCATACGCTTTCGTAGTCATGGCATCCGACAGGAGCAGGTCGCAGGTGATAGCCTGCTGGACCAGTTCCGTGTCGATCCTTACGCCCCGGTCGTTGTAACAGTTAGTTAAGACTAATCGCAAAACAAAAGAAAATCAGCCGCATAGCTCACACTACACGACTGCTCTGTAATCTGTATTCTATTTTGCCAATCGGGAACTTTGTGTTTTTGTTCCCTAATGGGCTTATAAGCCCATTATAACATATGTGTCAAGAGGGGGCAATACATAAAAAGTTATTGATTTATCTTTTTTAACAGTTCTTCCGGTGTCGTTGCTTCTCCGCGATAGCATTTCAATAGCACCTTCAGCATCATATCTTTCTGCTTATCTGTGAAAAGACTAATCGCATCTTCGATTTCCTGTTCAGTCTTTGCATTCAGAAGTTTCACTGCTTTTTTGTCCAAAATTCATTTCTTGCGACTATCCTCCCTGTCAGCCTTTCAAGTAAGGCTTTAGCTTTTCAATCAATTCATACACTTTTGTCCCCGGTGCAGACATTGCTGGTGTTCTTCCTTGATTGATTGCATCCAGTTTTCTTGCGTTCCGAATTGCAATGTCCATGTACGGCTCCAAGATACTATACATGTCCTCTCGTCCTTTTGAGTAGGTTCCCAAGCCATATAGTGTCATGAACTCACTGAGTTTTGGCCAATATTCTTTTCTATGAATGTCTGACTGAAAATAACTGAAATGTAGCAGAAACCATAGTTCAATGCACTGATTCGACCAGATTGCATGATATTCCGTTTCTTCCGTGTTGCTTTGTACACACAGTTCTGCCGTTCGGTTAATATTATCCTGGGGAAAGTCATCCGTATCATACACAATCCAAACGTGTTTGTACACATTGGAACTGCGTTGCACATGACTTCTGGCTCTATCAAATAAGCTCAGGGTGTTCTGCCCTTCGCCATAGATATCCAGTTGAACTCTGCCTCGATATTGCTGATTGATGATGTCACGGATTGCTCGAAAATACTGTGGTTCCGTTGACGTTCCTTCCGTAACGATCAGCTGATATTCTGGCTGAATCCTGATAGGTTTATCTCGACGCTTCTTCATCCAGTCCTTATTAAGGTCGCTCTTCTTGTCTGGCTTGAGACTCATTTCCAATCGCCCCCAGTCAGCATATTCCTTAAATAAGGATCCGCGCCGTATCTACCCTCCAGATACTGTTTATCGTATGCCGCTGTGTTATTCACTCTTTCGTTGTCTTCACGGCGTATCTCATAGAGAGAGTAAATCTCGCTTTCGTGATTATCATTTTCTGCTGCAAACCATATCTCATCTCGGCGAAAAACAGTATTTCGCATTGTAGTCACATCATGTGACGTAAAAATCAACTGCGCTCCATTTTGGTTGATTTTCGGATTCTTGAACATTGCAATCACATAACGCAACAGCTTAGGATGCAACTTCGCATCCAGTTCATCAATGATGACCAGCCTTCCTTCTCTTAATGCCATCAGCAACACCGGAAGAACCGCTATCAACTTCTGCGTACCATCAGATTCATCCATAAACCTAAGTTCGTAGCTTTTTCCATTAACCGTCCGCTGCGTGTAGAGTTGCTTTTCATTTTCATCAAATCGATAGCCCGTCAAATCGATTCCCATGTCATTCAACGCCTGTACGATTCGTCTTTTAACATCGTCATTCTTAGAAATCATAACGGTACTGTCCACGACCGGATTGGCGTAATTTCGGATCACACAGGACTCAAACCACTTTTGCACTTCTGCTATGACAGGAATATCATAGTTGATTGCAAGGAAGGACAAATACGGCATTTTGGGGTTTACCGACGTGTTGATGCTTGCTTTATTGATGCTAGCACCAAGCGTAATATTCGATTCTTCTCGCTCAAAAGCAGTGCCGGTCTTTCTTCCTCCAATAGCTCGCCAATAGAGTGCCTCCGAAACCACTTCATCCTCTTTCAGTGCCAAGTAATAACGGTACTCGTTTTTTCCCTGACGGAAATACACCTGAAACTCCGTAGGCTTGTCATGTGAGGTATCATCGAACAAAAACGGCTCGCACTCTGCTTTCTGCTGAATGACAATATCTTCTCTTGTCTTTTCCAAATCGTGGATAGGCTTGACCACTGTGGTAATAAGGCAAGAAAGGGCCTGAAGAAGGTTACTCTTTCCTCCTCCGTTTGGACCATAAACCACTCCCACCGGCAACAATCTTCCACTTTTTTCCTCTCCTAAAAGAGATGCACTAAATTCCGGAATAGCCGCCGCCTGAAAGTCAAAAGTAGTTTCTTCTTTATAGGACTTAAAATTCTGGAATGAAAACTGGCATAGCATAATCTGTCCCTCCTTTCATTTCCATTATACAAGTATATTGCATCAATTTCAAGTTTATATTCTCGATTTAAGAAATTTATTTTTTGCAATCCGTTTTATAAGCCAATTTCTGTCGTCTTTGATCACACTCCACCCACTCTTCCAGCGTCAGCGGCGTGTAATCCGAATACATACAAAAGCAGTTGATCATCTGACACGGCACTGGCTGTGTCTCTTCCTGATGCGCCGACTTCCGACGCGTGGCTCTGGTCTCTCTGCAAAACCTGTCCACCAGCTCCTGATCTGCTGATTTGTGGATGTGACCATGCATCATATAGGTCAGTGGCGTACCGTCCGCCCCACGTCTGAACTGACCGTTATAGCAGAATACCGGATAGTGCATTAACACGATTTTTCGCTTATTGTCATGGATCTCCGCATAATCCTTGACCCACTCAAACCGGGATACGTCAAACTCCTTGTCCCTTAAGTACCTCTCATCGTGATTTCCCCGAATCAGACAGAGCCGTCCCTTCAGCCGACATAGTATTTCGTTGGTTTCCTTTCCGTTGCCAAGAGACAGGTCGCCAAGGATTACGACCTCATCACGGGCGTGGACCTTTTTATTCCACTTTTCTATCATCACTTCGTTCATCTGCTCCACAGATTCGAAGCCACGGTTGTCCATTTCCGTCAGCAGATTTTTATGATAAAAGTGGCAGTCTGCTATGTAATACCTCATGCCTGCCTCCTGTCAATTTCTCAATAATAAATCTCGCAAAGTTCGAGAATGTCCATGAGCAAACCGTACTGCTTTCGGGCTTTTTTGCTCATCCGATAGTCTTTTGGCACGCTCTCTCTGCACACGGTGTCTGTCGATTTATGCTTTGGCACAAATTCAATTAAATCATTAATCGAAATATTTAAAGCAACCAATGCCTTAGAAGTATAATCGTCGAATACACGTTCATTATCAATATTTTCCTCCAAGAACTCATCCAGCATGGGCCTTGAAATTCCCGCTTTTCTTGCAAAGGACGCCTTTGTAAAGCCACGCTCTCGAATACAGCCTTTCAGCTTCGCCGCCACAAGGCTGCGCTGATCAAATAAATCGTCTACTTTCATTATTTTCTCGAAAAATATGTTATAATATACGGAGAACGGCGCACCCCAAGGTACGCCGCATCTCCTGGCTTTTACGCAGCTTTCCCCTGCTCTCGTGCGGGTTTAAGGTCTCCGCACCGACCGGTAAGTCGGAGAAGGGCACACCTCTAAGGCATGCCGCATCTCCTGGTTTTTTTCACAGTGTTCCCCTGCGCTCGTGCGTGTTTTAGGTCTTCGCACCGACCATGGGCGGCGGCTTATAAACCGCCAAGGACCTGCTGGAATACTCGATAATTCGTGTCATACTGTGTTCCGCAGTACACAGCGAACTCGATCGTTTCAAAGTTTTTCCGGTATTCCTGCACCACCGTTTTCATTGCCTGCGCCACCACAGCCGGCGGGTTACGAAATGCACCGCAGCCAAATGCGCCAAGAATCACAACCTCATTTCCTTTTCTCCATGCAATTTCCAGCACCCGACGCATCCGTTTTTCATGCAAGGCTTGCAGGTCTTCCCTGCTGATATGCACAGCGGCATCGCCATTACCTGCGTTCATTTCGTTGCTGGGACGCTCCCACAAGTTGGGTGCAGCGCAAGTCAAGACATTTACAGAATACCATTTATCTTCTGGCAACAGCTGCGGATAATCCGTGTCCGACTTGAAAACCATCACGCCCGGCGTGTAAATGCAGTCGTCGTTATGCAGCGGATCATGGGCACGCCGATGGGGCGCATAAAATTTTTTCCAGACCTTTTCTTCCTTGAGGTTCTGATACAAAGTGGAGCAGCGGCAGATGGCTTCTTCCTGTGCAGAGGAGCCTTTGGTCACACCACCGCCCGGATTGGTTGCCGACGCAAAATTCAAAATGCAGACCTTTTTTCCTGCATATGCGTAGGGTGCCGCTGCTTCCAGTGTTCGCTTGGAGCTCACAACGATCCGTGCAGTTTTTTCGTAACTATGAGCCTGTTTTCCAACTTCCTCACGTCCTTCTGGAAAGATCTGCTGATGCTCAATTCCCCACTCGATAGCCTTAATCAGCGTTAAGTTACGATTATAAACATATACTGTATCTTCAAAAACTTCAATATTTTCCTGTCGTCCCATATTTACACCTTTCTCTGCGCATCTTCGCCTTGCAGCCAACGTGCTGCGGCTTCTTTATCCCGGACGATCCAGCAGACAAACTCCCGAAGCAGATCTTTTACTTTTATTTTACTGGATCTGCAGATTTCTGCAAGCGTTTTTTCCTTTTCCGGCATGGAAATCCTATAAATTCGGCCACAACAAACCAATCGTATCCATGTCTTTTTTATCATCGTCTTTCATCGGATCAAGCGGATATTCCAGGCATCGACATACTTGTTCGCCGTTTTCATCTGTATAATAATCATCCCCTTTTTCGCTGCATCCGGCACAGATGCCAAACTCATCCCAGCGGTTGTCCGTGTCATCTATTTGTGGAAATTCATCAAAGTTATCGAACATGAATTCGACTCTTTCGATTTTCTTAATGGTATGGTAATGCCCGCAGTACCATTTTTTATAGTCAAGCCGCTCTTCGATAGTGTCCAGCCACTGTTCGGTTGATTTGTCCACCATACTTTGGTTTATTCCCGGAAGAAAAACTTCTCTGGGTTCGTACTTTAATGGTGCTGTATGAGTCAAGACTACATCTACAGACCAATCAATCTCATCCAGATTTTCTTCTACCCTACGCTTAATTTCTTCCGATGGTTGCTCATCCGGCCACCATCCAAGTCCATGCAGCAGCCGAAATGCCTTGTCCACGCTGTACGCGCCGCCGATCACAAACGTGCGCTGGCTTCCAATGTCATACAACTCGCCATCTTTGGCAAACAGGATGTACGGATATTGATCTTCTACATACACGGTGCCGCCGTTCCATTCGACCTCGTGGTAAGTCGGAATCGTCTGCGGCCGCATCTCATGATTTCCGTGAATTGCAAAGATGGTAATAGGCAGTGATTCCAGGCATTCTTTCTTTTCTGCATCCAGTTCGCCGCCGTAATAATTTACACCGGCATCGCCAAGGATGATCAAAATATCTGATTTTTCTGTCCGAACTCGCTCACAAAATCGCGCCACATTTCGGAAGTCCCCGTGAGTATCCCCTGTGATATAAATCATATCTCAACCACCTTGCAATTCCATGTATTCCTGATTATAATAACGTTAATAGGATTTTTTCTGTCTTTCGTAAGATTATTGATATATATTATCTCATAAAATTTTACACACTATTTCCGGTTTCCAGATTGCTTTTTCTGCCACCCGCTCCGGCTTAGGGTTTCTTCTCCGCAAAATGCTGTCTCACATCTTCCGAAGAGACTCAACCGCTTTCTTCACAGGATACTCGGCCCATTGCCAGATCATTCATCAAAAGCTGCTGCAATTGCTCTTCGATAATATCCCCCAGCTCCTGTATTCGCTCTACCAGATAGCAGCACAGATTTTTCAGGAACTGCGCATCTTTATCCGCCAGCAGTACATTGCGTTCTTCTTTGGTCAGGTCGCTGAAGCACACGGACTGCCCCACGCCTTCCCGGACAATGCGGAAATAACAGCCATCAAGTTCTCGATTCAAGGTCAATCATCTCCTTCGTGCTGGGATGCCCGCACAGTTCTGCCATTCGATCGTACAATTCGGTGCTCAGTACGATGCAGCGTTCCCCCGTCTTTGTATTGATCACCGCAGGATTTCCAAATCTGCGGAAGAAATCGTCTTTATCGACGTTCTCCACGAACTCGTCTTCCGACAATGCCGGTAGGTACATATCATTATCCATTTTCATCGTTTTCACCATCTGCACAGTGCAGCGTCTGGATGTTGTTTCAAAAAATCGAGCAGGCTGTAACCTTACCTCCTCTGCCCACGGACAGAAATTTTGCTTCAGGTTGATCCGCAGACCGCTAAACATTGAACCGTATCGCATAACAAACAAATAACGGAAAACAACAACTACAACACTGAACACAAACTCACTTTTAAGGCAGTGCGCTCATATACATATTGTCCAGGTTTTCAAATCACACCCTGCGCAACTCTACAAGGAGTAACGCAATGGTGCAATTTCGGAAGGGCTCATTCATACTCTACGAAAAACTTTTCCGAAGAATTAATGGCATCCAGCGCGTTCTGCGCTCTGGCAAGCTCATCTGAGACTGCTGCGTAATCAACCTCTGCCTGCTTGATGTCATAGTTGCTATACTCGTACTCCACAATGCCGGATATCCGGCTCATGCCGCCCTGCACACGCTCCTTCGGCAACCGGCTGTGCATACGATTCAGCTTATTTTTCCATGCCGTGAGCTGCGGAATATAAACCAGTATCTGGTCGATGGTCATATTGAACCCCGGAACATCCTGTGTCAGATTGAACTGGTTGATTGCGTGCTTGACCTTCCGAATCTTATCTTCCAATTCCCGAAGTTGGAACTGCACAGCAGCATAGTCATATTCCGGACGAACGCCTTCCGGTTTTTCCTGCACCGAAACGGTATAGGTATCGGATTTCTTCTTTTTTTACAGCAACGCATCGTGTTCCTCGTTCAGCTTCCGAAGGTACTTTGCTGCTATTGCAGATGTGGTCTGTGCCATGTTTTCTCCTCCTTATTCTTCTCCAAATTCATCCTCGTCCGAGGTCTGTTTTCCGCCGTAGAGCGTTTTCAGCGAAAGGCGGAATTTGCTTTTCTTGTTGTATTCAAGGATCATGGCTTCGGAATAGCCCAGTGCACCCGGGCGGCGTTCTTTTGCCGCACGGATAATCGCTTTCACCGAAACCCGCCCCACATGGTCTTTGAACACATCATCCCGGACGGTATCGCCGTAGGCCACAACGATGCGGGCGATACCCATCAGGATGTTGCCGGAGAAGGAGTTGTTTTCGCCCTCCCATGTTGCGGCTGCCAGACGGAGCGTTCTGTCCAGAACAGCCTGTCCGTATTTGTCATAGATGCGTTCCAGTGTGGAAACTGCACTGATACCGTTTTTTGCTTTGGTCGAGGTGATTGCCAGCCCATAGGACTGCACAATGGCCTCAATCATTTTCTGTTTGGGGTCGTCCGCTTCGATGTGTGCCTTGAAGGTCTCGAAAGAGGACAGTGCCTTGACGTGCTTTTGCTGGTCGGCAAAGATATGGGCTTCTTCCTTATATTTCAGGTCATCGTAGATCATGCACCACACAGGAGTATCACGGGAGCCGGACTCACTGGCGATGATCTCAATGGTGTGCTGGCCGTCAAACACATAGTTGATGCCATCCCGGCGGCTCACTTTCACCGGGTTGATCTGGTACACGTCAAATTCTTCCAGAGCTTTACGGATATGATTTTCGGACAGCGGCCGCTGGTATTCCTGATTGGAAACCAGATTTCGGATGGGGATCAGCTCAAAGGACACGTCCGGGATGCAGCGCCGCTGCGCTTCTGTCAGCATATCTCCAGGGATCATTTTTCAATTACCTCCAGCGTCTGCGTGATCTGTTCTTCCAGTCTGCGCAGGATCACGGCAAGCTGCGCCTTGGTCGGCTCGGACACCATCTCGATATTCGTTTTTGCCCGGGTGCGTGCGATGGCGTTCATCCATGTGGGGATGGTCAGCGCCAGCCCGCGGAACTCCATGTCCGGGTCAAACACTGGCATCTCCTTGATGCCCATCTCCAACGGTACCGCCTGCTCCGCCTTTTCTTCCTTCTTTTCGCCCTCTGCTGCTTTTTTGTGTGGCCTTCTCTGGCGCATTTTTATATCATCGTGCAGCAATCTGCGGCGCGCACTGATCAGTTTCGCAGGTTTCATCTCCGAATACTTTATGACTTTTCCATAAGTAAGTGAGATTTTCTCTGCAAGGATGGCTTCAAACATCGCCATGTCCTTTTCGGCAATCCGATCCAATTGCAACGCCAGGGTTCCATACTTCCGCACCGTGCCTGGATTCATGCTGGTTTCTTCTGCCAGTGTACCGCATACTGCGCCCACCCGATCCAGTTTTTTTACATAGGTAATATGTACCTTCTCTGGATTCTGTTTGTACATCATCCGTTCAAGAACGTATCTCTTTCCAAGAAGATACCGAAACGCCGCGGAATTGGGCTTTGCCTTTGAAAGGTGCTCTTTGCAAGCCCACAGCAACGCCTCATCCTTGGTGGCAAAGTCCATCTCCACCGTTTCATATTCTATTTCCTCGTAGCTGCAAATTTCGTAACGCTTGTGCCCATCCAGAATGCAGCCGTGCCACACCGCAATGGGCTCTTTGCAGCCTTCCCGGACCAGGCTGTTCTCCAGCCTGCGTTCCTCTTCCGGGGACAGCGGAACGCTCAGCCGTTTGAACTCCGGGTCGATTTGCCAGACCTGTTTCATGTGTTCCCCCTCATTCCGCTTCCGTGATGGGTTCGATGGCGTTCATGTCAAAGGCGGCTGCATTTTGTTCCTTCAGCAGCCTTCCGTGCAGCAGACAGGAGTCCTGTGCTCCGACCTGCGGTGCCACCGTCCGGATCCCGTCCAGAAGCACCTTGCTCTGGATGCAGAACGAGTTGTCCTCCCAGCACCGGACACGCAACGCATCCGCTGTTCCCTCCTCTGCCGCCAGTACCACCAGCTTTTTGCTCTGCGGGTGGATGCCCAGCGACACGAACGCCGGGTCTCCCATGGCTTTCAGCGTTGTGCGGTGGATGTAGATACGGTTATACTTGGCGCTGATGCGTAAGCCAAGCTCGTTATCCTGTTTCATAAGGAATCACCCATACTTTCCTGCTGCGGCGACTGTGCCTGCGGATGCACCTCGGTTTTCTTCCCATTTACCGTAATGACCGTGTAGTTATCAAAGGTCTTGACCGCCAGAGAGCGGCGGCTCTCGGAATAGGTGGGACCAAACTTACCACTCCACTGTTCCGCAAAGACGGACTGGCGGCTGCTGACTTTCTTGCCGTCCCGGTTGACCACCTTGGGGAAGCATTCGCTGGACGTGAGGTCAAAGGCAATCAGGGCTTTTCCATTGGCCTGCACCATTTTGCCCAACACCTTATACCGATAATCCGGATTCCAGTCCATGATCTCACACAGAGTCAGGACAAAAAGCTCTCCTGTCCGCTGAGAGGGATACCGCTTTCCGTCCTTCGTCCGACCCCAGCGGTATCCGGTGATCTCAATTTCATCGCAGGGCTTAAGCAGGAGTTTCTTCTCTTTTCGGTTGACGAGGATCTGCACATATTCCACATCCGGCAGCAGACGAACACAGGCGGTGTTCACACCAATCTTGTCCACGTTGACCGTCAAGGCGGGTTCCTTGATGTGGGCGAAAAACTCCGGGCGGACGATCTCATATTCACTAAGGTCGATTTCTTCTTCACCCGTCATCGTCATCTGCGCCGCCGCAGCAACATCTGGCAGCAGGCTCATCTGTGCATTCTCTTCCATCATTTCTGTACTTCCTCCTCAAACAGCTCTCCCAATTCTTCCTGAATGAAACTGCGCAATTCTTCATACGATGTGACCTGAAGCTCCGTTCCGGTGCTGACCATCTGCCCGGCAAGCCGGGTCTGCCACTCCTGCCGGGTCAGATTCCGAAGCTCGGTCATGCTCTTTTCTACGTAATACCCATTGCCGACTCCTTGCCCGAAGTCCCCCACGACGCCACGGATGCGCTTGCCCTGCCGGCTGATGTTCTGGCCGGTGGCATCCTCCACGGTGACCTCATTATCTTTGATGTACACGCTGGCGTTGGTTCCTGCATAGATGCAGGCGGCATCCAGTCCGTCCCGGTAGATACGACCGTAGAGCTTATAGTTGTTGTCCTGCTCCCAGCCGAAGATCTGATAAAGGGTCTGGATATAGGCCTTGGCGGCTACCGAACGGGAACGGCGATAGCCCCGGACACCGTTTGCCCACTGGATAGCACAGCGGTTATCCTTATTGGTGGGGCGCACGGCAATCTCTTTCCGCAGCGGATGCACCAGCAGTTCTACATAATTGTCTTTCAAGTCCATCTCCCGGATGCCTGCCACACTGAAGGCAATGCTATCCTTGTGAAGCATGATGGCAGGGACGCTCTGGTCGCTGAATAGCTTAAAGTCAGCCACCTCATATCCTGTCAGGTCGAAGGAACCCTCCCGCTCCTCCAACCGGCTCTCATCTGACGTGCTGCTGTCCACGCTCTTGCAAGCAGCGATGTAATCTTCCTTGGTGAAGCTGCCCCACTTGGGATGTACGATGACAAATCCTTTCAGCAACCCATCTGGAATAACCTGCAGTTCCGGCAAGAGTGAAGTGTCGCCAAACTTAGCATTGTTCATAATGCGCTGGACTGCAAGAAAGTCATTCCGGTCGATGATGGCTTCATGGTCATCCAGATAATGACTCTGGGGTTTCTGCCCCCTATTTTTGAAAGACTTTTGCTCATGAACATCTGCGGCGAACTTTGTGAACCGCTTTCGGGTCAGGACATCACCGCAGTACCTCTCATTCCGCATACTGGCTGCCACACCGGATGCCGTCCATTTCAGATTACCGAGATAGGTTCGCTTGCTGAGCTTTGTGAGGATGTCTGCAATCTGCTGAGTAGAATAGCCATACAGATACATATAAAACATGAGTTTCGGAATTTTATAGGTTTCTGGATTAACGATGAGCTTGCCGTCCTCGTTCTTCACAAAACCCAGCAGCTCCGGGGTCAGGGGCAGTCCGTGATCCAGCCGCATCCGCAGGGAAGTCTCCATGCTCCGGCTGCGTGTACGGGATTCCTGCTCTGCTATGGTGGCCTGAAAGGACAGTGCCATGTGAGAATCATCGTTCAAGGAGTAGATTGCTTCCGATTCGAACAGCACGCCGATCTTCTTCTCAGACAGCTTGCGGATGATGCTCAGGCAGTCCACCACATTACGGGCAAAGCGAGAAATATTCTTTACGATGATCAGGTCGATTTTTCCGGCATCCGCATCTGCCAGCATCTCATTGAACCCATCCCGATGCTGCATGGTGGTGCCGGATTTTCCTTCGTCTGCATAGATCTTCACCAGCACCCACTGAGGATGCTGCGCCACCAGTTCCTCGTAATACTTCTGCTGCAGTTCAAAGGACGTGGTTTGCATGGGGTTATCTGTAGAGACACGGGCGTAGATGGCGACACGCTGATACTGGTCGGCTTTCACATGGTCGTTCTGCTCTTTCGCCGGGATGTACTCGTATTTATTCGGATCAATCGAGGCCTGCGAGATGCGCTGCCGCACCCGGTTCTGCTTTTGGGCATTGGTCAGTTCTGTCTTTTCCACTCGGCTCACTCCATTGCATCCGTTTCTTCGTCAAGGCTCAACTGCTCTGCCTGTTCCAGCATGGCAGGCTTCGGCAGAGTCGAAAGCATCGGCTCGTCCAGTTCATCCGCCGGGAGGGGCTGCCATCCCTCCGGAAACAGGCCCATATCCCGCAAGTCAGGCTGGTAATATGAGGCCAGCGTAAAAATATCCTCGGAAATAAAGTAGATTCCCACAGGATGTTCCTGCGCCGCCAGCATCCGTGCCATAAAGGTCATCTCTTTCCAGTCACTTGACACATTGCTGACCTTCTGCGTCACGATGAGGTCTACCTTGCCGGTGAAGCAATTCTCCAGCAGACGGCACCACTCTTTGGAGCACTCCATGTGTGGGGCGGTCATTCCCTTGTCTACATAGAAATCTACCAGCGTCCACTGTGGGCACAGGGCAATATCGTCCATATACTGCTGGATATGCTTTTCCAGATAGTTCTCATGCCTGGTCTGATTGAAATACCGGATGTACACCCCAATCTTATACGGCGTATATGGCATGGGATATTCATGTGGGATGCTATCCAGCCACAGGCGGTGACGGGCAAGAACCGCTTTCTTGGGGTTTTCCTTGATGTGACGGCGCAGCACATTGGAGCTGCCTTGCGCGAAGGCAGGTTCCTGCGGAGCTGGCTCTGCAAGCCGTGTTTCCATGTTTGTCGCCTGATCCATATGTACTGCCTCCTGATGCGCTGAAAATGCACAAAATAAACCTATTTATTATCCAATCTAATTGTACTGCCGCTGACATGAACCCTCAACCGCTTGGACGCCGCATCTCGGTGCATCCTGTCTATTTTCAAAAAAAAATTTTTAGAAGTATACTGGCCATCCTATTTTTTGATTAGATCCGTGAAAGCGTTAATGGCACTGCGCACATGCTTCAGTTCCGATTCAGTCATATTCATGACAAGCTGTTGTTCCAAATCACGGAATGCCATTCCGACTTCAACTTCTGTTTCCGAACGAACAGGAACTTTTGCGACTGCTTTTTGTTTAAGCTCCAGCAGTGTGAGCCTTGGAAGTCTGAACGCATCTTCCAAACGTTCAATGGTTGAGACAGTTGGAACACACTCATCTCTTTCAATTCTCCCAATATGAGTCCGGTTAATACCCGTTCTCCATGATAGTTCATCCTGTGTCCAACCGTTTCGCAACCGATACTCTTGAATTGTTCTGCCAAAGGTTTTTCCTTTCAGCGCTTTGGGTTGCATCTCTTTTTCGTCCAAACTCATATTCTCTCTTCCCTTCTGTTTTTTTCGATTTCAAGACTGCTCAAGACAGTTCAAAACCTCTCATTATTTTTCATGCCTATCTAGCCATGCATACTAAAAACCAACTTATGCTCGCAAACCCATTTTTTAAATAATTTTAGATTTTCTTGAGCACACGCCAATCCGAAGAAATACTGGGTACAAATAACTTGCGCCAAAAGTTCCCAGCTTTTTGGGGCCGCTCACACCGCCCTCTAACTCCTGAATCGTTCTTGCCTGATGGAACGCTTTCATCACAGTGGCCTTGGTCACACTCTTCGCTTTGCGATTAAAGAAAATTTCGCCGCCTTCCACGGTGTACTTCAATGGTAGCCCATTCTCTGTCGCAAAGGGATAACCAGCATACGCCACTATGGCATCCCACAAACAATCCTCCGCACTCGGCGAATTGATTTCCCGCATAAGTCGCTCACAGACAGCAATTCTTCTTCGATAGACTCGTCTACGCTCGGCATTCAGTGGTAACTCAGGTAAATTGTAGTTTCCTTTTGTATATGGCAGATAGCCATGTACAGAAGCTCTTTTAAGCCCAGTCTGATCCATGATTTCTTGGATCGTACACCCTTGTTCGTACAGTTCTTGTACTTTTCGGCTGAGTTTCGTGCTATAATATCCGGTAGTGACCAGTATCTTCCGAACCGTCAGAGGGGTTGTATCCAATGCCTTTGCAATCTCCCGAATGCTTGGAGCTTCTTCTGAGCGTTCCACACGGTCGTCAAAGGGTTCACCGAAAAGATCGATTACCCTCTGCTGCAACGCATCGATTTCTTTCTCACGGTCATAATCAGGCTTTTTCTTCGGTCGGCCGCGCTTCGCTTTTACGGTGTCAGTAGGTGCAGTTTCTGCACTTTCCGGCATCGGGCGCTTCGGGCCGAAGTCGTTCATTGGGTTTTAGCTTTTCAAACCGTCCTTTCCTAGTCTAGTTTTTTGTTCACACTCCATTTCAAAGATGTTCTTGTGCTTTTGCCGGAGAGTGCGTACACTCTCCGTTGCCTGCCATCCGCCACGTAGAGGCAGCATATTAGGATGGCACAGCCATGCTTTGAGCATGGCCAAGTTCTTACACTAACTCGAATGTATGCTCCTCAAAGTCGCTTGGGCTTTTGGTCTTATAGTATTCTTCTGCGGCATCACAAATCATTTCTGTTAGATATTTGATATCAATTTGGGCTGTGTTCTTCACCGAACCATCTGGCTGATTTTCAATTCCATACTTATATCCAAAGGATGCTTTACCTTCCACAGCACCTAGTCCATCTGGTCTAACCAGGTTAAAACAATCAATTGTATCACTCGAAATGTCTTTGTCTCCACTATGTAAAAAAGCACAGCGTAATTTATAGATATCCTGTGATTCTAGGGGCTTAAAATCACCAACCTCATCAAAGAACCGATCATATAAGACTTTAGAATCCATAAAATTATCAATCCACTTTGTGTATCTCTCACCTACCTTCTTTATCGCAGAATATTCAACTTGACCACAAATATCTGGAAGTGTTAGTGCTAACGCCAAAGCCGCCTCATACAAACCATTATCTAAGCACTTTCGTGCTTCCTGAATTCTCTTTTCCAT